GCTGGGCCTGGGCGAGCATCGAGACAAAGTCAATCGTCATCATTTGGCCTTGGAGCTCTGGCGGCGCTGGCGGGATGATCCCGGCGCGTTGGGCCACGGCGAAGACTCGCTCGATGATCGGGCGAAGGACCTCATTATCGATACGTTCAAGAGCAGGACCGAGCATGACGAGGGATTCGGACTTGCGGAGATCCCATTCGACTGCGGTGACGTTGGAGCGGGTTTCATATTGGCTCGCTGTGCGAAGGACATCGTTGAAGAAGATCTGGGAGAGCCGGGACTTGACTTCCATCAGATCGGCGGTGATCTCTTGGACCGGGAACTTAGTGTCGTAGACCGAGGCGAACCCAGGCTTGCCCGAAGCGGTGTAGCCAGCGACGAAGGTGATGCCACCTGGAGTCAAGTTCGCTGGTTGGTTTTTGAGTTGGATGTCGGCGACCAGGGGCGGATTGACCATCTTGTCGATCGCCTGGGCCTTCCGGCGCTGTTCTAGCTGGACCTGCTTCTGATCCGGCAGGCCATCCATACCAGGGCTACGACCATAAGGATCATTAGATACGAGATCCCACCGACCAGTGATCGCGACTTGTTCATGGTAGCCACTCCGACGGAGTATGCCGGGGGCATTGGCGGCTCCGCCCTGGGGGCTCGTTGATCCGCCCCATTCCCAATAGACTTCGCGATAAGCAAAGCGATCAGAAAAACCGAACTCCCGGCCCCGGCCATCGTCGTTTGGTTCGATCGAATGTGCAACGATTATCTCCCGGGTTCGGTTGGCGCCGCCATCGTCGTCGTAGAGTTTCTGAACAGCATTGGAGCAGTTATCGTAACCATATTCTTTGACAACCGCGTCGACGGTCATGGTGAATTCGCGGTAGAAGACACAAGGGCGGTATTTGCCATCGATGTCAATGTAGTATTCGCCAAGGCATGGATTGATGAAGTTCACCACGGTTTCGAAATCCTCGTAAGCGAGGACAGTCGCGGTGCCGAAGACAACAAGGTCAAAGTAGAAGACAGCAATGGCGTTATAGAAGTTGGACTCAGCGAAAATGAGGTAGAGTAAGCGTTCGCACTCGGCAAGCCACAAGCTCGTCGGCGAAGTTTTCGTCGAGTCGAGGTATCCAATCCGAAGTCGGAACCAAAGACTCGTCGGTGATGATTTGCCAGAGACAAGGCCTGACGCTAAATTCCGGGCATAGACACAACCCGTGGAATCCAAGATATGTTGATTGATGGGTGAACCGCGGCCCATTTGGTTTGGGGTTATCAGCCATTTGTATCTCCTCGGAAGGAAGTAATCCGCGAGCTCTCGCCAATGAACCCACCACGAATAGCGATTGATCCGGAGACCAATCAGCCGGCCTTCGGAATATCTCCGGAGGGCAAAGACCGATGGTGAGATGTCACGGTTTGCCATTGGGCGAGACCTTAAGTTTGCCTTCTTTATGCATCTTGGCCGCAGTGAGCTCAAGGAAGGTCTGATCGACCGGAGGAGGCGCTGGAGTCGGTGGCGCGGAGAACGGAACTACTGGCATGGTCACTGTCCCAAGAGCGATTTAGGCGCGACGTTTTGTTGGTTCGGAACTGGCGCAGCGGCAGAGACAAACGAAGGGTTCTGCTGCGGGACCGACGAAGTCTGCGAGCCCTGCGGCGATTGGACTGGCGGCGGGGTCTGCGGAAGTTGCGGCTGAGCCATAAGCATCAAAAGCGGGTTCATCTGGGATTGACCACCGCCGCCGAAGAGAGGCGAACTCATTGAAGCATCCTTTCGTCGTTATAAGGGTTCCATTCAGTTACGACGGTTGATTCCTCGGGATAGTCTCCGCCGGATTGGCGCGAAGGCGCGATAGGATAGGAGAAGGTCAGGCATAGCGCGTCGATGTCGTCGAGGGAGATTCCGTTCCCGTCTTCGTCGACGAGGTCTTCCTTTCGTTCGAGGAGGATCTCGTCCTTGTTGTTGAAGGTGTAGCGGATGGCGAGCATTTGGCGCTTGAGTTCTGGATCGAGAGGGAGACATCCGGTTTTGACCCAAGCACGGCAGGCACCATAGATAGCTGCTCGATTATTTGCATAGCGCTCCCCTGTGTTGCCGTAGGTGGTGTTGTAGATGACATCCTTCCCACCGAATTGGACCTCGTAGCAATATAACCGACGATTCCGCACATTATCAACGACACCACCGCCCACACCGCCGCCGTCCACCATAATACCGTCAGGACGATATTGAGCTTGGAAAGAGGATATGCGATCAGTAAGCTCAACAGTGCTAAGGCCAGAAAAACGCTGGCGATCAATTGTTCGTGCATCTCGACCTTTCCGCGGGAAGATCACGCTTGAGTTGGCGCCGAATCGAGCTACGTCCACGCCGATGACCAGCGGATCGGTTCGTTGGACGAAGACCTCGCGGGACATGGCCTCGTCGATCTCAGCCGCGGAGAAGAACTCCATAAGACCTTTACGAGGGAATTCGCCTAGGACGCGGATTCGCACGAAATCCGAATCGAGACCGTATGCATTGATCCAGTTCTGGAGTCGTTTCTTGTTTGTGATTCGGACGGACCGAGAATCAATCTGTAGGTGATGCCATTGATCTGCAAATTTCCCTCCAGGGAAACACTCTCTGAACCGTCCCGTGCTTCGAGTAGGGTTGCCAAAAGCAAGCCAGATAATTTCAGTGTCGGCATCGGTTAGGGCTCCTTCGGCAGTTTCCCAAATGATGTCCGGGATTTCGGAGGCTTCGTCGAAGATAAGGATCAGGCGCTTGCCTTTGTTATGAAGTCCGGCGAAGGCCGCGGGGTTTTTCTCGGACCAAGGGATCATGTCAATGCGCCAAGTGCGCTCTCGATCGGGGTCGCGGGAGAATAGGCCAGTGGCGGTAAGGGAAAAGTGTTCCCGCGCGAAGAAGCAAAGATTGAACCATTTGCCAAGTTCGGCCCAAGTTTTGGTTTTGAGCTGCGTTTCAGTGTTGGCGGTGACCACGCCGCGGGTATCGGGTTTGGTGCAGAATGCCCACATAACGAGGTGACCGACCGTGGCGGACTTGGCGATTCCGTGGCCAGAGGCAATGGCTTCTTGGATCGCGGAGTTGAGATCAAGGATTCCGTCCCGGATTCGGTTCATGAGATCCCGAGCCCAATCTTCTGGTCCGTCGGAGCTTTCGAGAACTGTCCCAGGCTCGCCCCAAGGATACGCGCCCATGGTGAAGGCCAAGGGATCACCTGAGACATCTGCTAGCCACTGGAACAGTTCATCGGTCATGGGATCGACAAGGTGTTAGAGGGAGGGGGGCTACCGCCGAGGATGGCGATAGTTGCGGCGTAAACGTAGTTTCGGATTGCTACGGCGAGCTCAGTAAACTGCGTCGCGGTGAAGGTATGTGGGACAGAGACGGCATCAAGATAAGCAAAAGTCGATCCGCCACCGGGAAGACCCTGCTGATCGGCGATTCCAAGGATGATTACTGTAAGGTTCGATTGGTCCTGTGGAGCGCAGCCATAGGTTCCATTCAGGGCCGGAGCCGACGCAGACGAGACGACACAGCCTTGAGCAAGAACCGAAGCTAGAGTCGCGGCTTCGACGGATTGAATTTGTGCTGGGGTCATGTTGGTGACAACCCAACCAAGGGTCCAAATCCCGGCGATAAGAATTGGGGAAGCCGCAGGAAAGCAAATCTGTGTTGCGGGATTGTAGTTCGGCGGAGTAGCAATAGTCACGGCCACAAGCGAATTCCCGGATTTCTTCGCGTAGTCAGTCTGCGGGTAGATCGCCGGGATGTTGACATTCGCCGGATAGATTGTATAAGGATTCTCAGCCTGGAGCTGCGAAAGCCCAAAGGGATATTGGACCAAGGTCGTTCCGTTAACTTCGGCGTAGGTTATCATTGCACAACCTCGAATTGAACCGCGTTCCAAGCTCCAACGAATGCCAAATTCGTCGATGTCGCTCCGGTAGCGCTCCCACTTGCTGGCACACTTAACGACGAGCAACCTATACCGAAGGAGCCACCATACAACTGAAATACCGAACTCCATCCCGACGGAACAGCCAAGTTCCATCCACCAGAGTTCTCCGACCACATCGCCCAAAGGGCCAGCGAGTTTGGCTGTGTAGTTGTTATGCTGTTCGTGGTTACTGGCTGACCTGTGCCAGTCGACGCAGTTGCAACCGCGCCTATAGGCGATGTGGCCGATGCCCCAGTGATGCGAATTACAACCCCGCCGGTGTAGGACCCTGTTGTATTAGTGAACGAATGTCCACCGCTACCAGAGTAGACTTGATAGAACGCTGCAAATCCGCCGCCGGAGCTAAAGCCATTTGTGATCGTAGTCCAACCAGACGTCGACGAGAAGTTGCCGGTGGCGCCATATGAGATGGTAAAGGCAATCAGCAGATCGCCAGTGTTTATCGATGATGGCAACGTCGGCGTGAATGAGGTTCCGGCAGTGTAACCAAACCCTCCATTGCTCACATAAACTGGCGTAGGTAATGTGACGGTGCAGACAGTTCCGTTCGCATTGCCAGCATTGGTGATTGCCGCGGAGGCACCAGAAGGACTCGCAGCGAATTGGCAGATCCGTCGGATCCAGACATTTGTTGGCGCAGAGAAGCTTGTTCCAGTGCAGCCAGAGTTGCAATAGCTCGCTCGAGAGATAACTCCGGTAGATTCGGACTTGGATTCTACCATAAGGTAGTTGCCGGAGGTTCCGTTATACCAAGAGGCGTTGGCGGCGGTATCGGCGGCCCGGGTGACGGACGAGGTTGATGGAACTGGGATGTAGGATGTTGGGAATGAAGTGTTTTCGTATTGAAAGTCAGTTACGAGCAAGGTTTCTGTTGCAGCCCAAGTGCTAGAGGCGACAATGCCACCACCTACGAATGTGTTCCCAGTTGCGGTCGCAGCGTAGCCCCAAACAGGGTAGATCGCCGATGCAACCGTCGATGTCATGGTTATTCGGTAGTAGCCATTGGCCATTAAGGTTTGGGACGTCGCGGAGATCGTGGCTCCGCCGGCGGTAGAGGTCTGTGTCGCAACGGTATTGGCGGCACCAACGTTGAAAACTGCGGTTGCCCAAACAGTTCCAGAGGCAGCCTCGAGGTTCAGGTAAATATAGCTCCAAGTCCCAGCTTTGGCATAAATGGAGATTGTGTTCTGGGACGAGTTCGCGGTGAGAGTTTCGTATTCAAAAACTCCAGACGTGCTTGCAACCGCCGGAACCATTGTCCAGCCGGAAGTAGTTCCGTCGATGCCGGTTACGTTTTGAGTGTAGTTGAGGTTGTTCCCAATCCAAGGAACCGAGGCGAATCCATTGGATTCTTGCATAACGTTGGTCGAGGTCGATTCGACAAGCCAACCTTGGGCGACCCCGGTGGAATAGTCGAACCGAGCGGTGTTGGCCGCGGCGGAAGAAAGAACATTGGAGGAATTGAAATAGGTTGCGGTCGAGGATCGCGTGTCGGAATCGCCATAAGCAAGGGACCCGGCGGTGTAGTCGTTTTGGGAAATAAGAATTCCGCCCGAAACTTTATTGGACATAAACCCAAAAGAATACGTCGACATACCATCGCGAGTGATGATCGAGGTCGCGGCGGCGCCGGAGGCCAAGAGACAGAAGATAAGTGCAAGGAGCTTCTTCATCTTAGAACTGCGTTTGGGTTGCGAGGACGATATAGGTAGCCGAGCCGGTTTTTAGGATAGTGTAGGAATAGCAGTCGTAGCCACTAGCGTTGCCGCCTGAGGGAGCGGTGCCACCCTGCCAGAAAAGATTGGTGCCGGTGGTAAGGGCAACGCCATCGATTTGAACGGCGGAATTGTAATAGGCAGTTGAACCTTGGAGCGCGCAGAGAACCGCGGTTACGGTTTGGCCGGTGGCAAGAGCAGAGTTAAGCGAGGTTCCGGAGGAAAATGCGAAGTTCACCGTCCAATTGGCGGTTTGGGCAGTGGTAGAGAAGTAGACGGATTGGGAATTGAAATAGTAGGCGAGTGGAGAAGAGATGGCTCCGCCGACGGTAGTTGGTTCAGCGGCGTTGGCAAGGATCGAACCGAAGGTTGAGGAAGTGCCGGAGAAGGTTTGGGTTCCGGTCCAAGTGTTGGCGGAACCAAGGTTTAGGCTGGCACCGGTTGAACCGGTGGATAGGGTCGAGCCATTGATCGGAACCGAGCCGAAAGTTGGGGCGGCAGAGGTAGTGGCAACAAGGACTTGGCCCGTGATTCCAGCGGCTGACGAGGCCATTGCCGAGGTTGTCGAGGCGTAGATCGAGCCGTATTGGGTCAGGGCGGAAGTTTGCCCAGTTCCGCCATTGGAGACGGCGAGTCCGGTTCCCGACCAGTTAGCGTTGTTGATGGTAACAGAAGAACCTAAGGCTCCGGCGGTGACGCCAGTGGCTGGCACGGCCGATGCGGTGATGGAGGTGTTACAGGCGAAGCCAGTGGAAGTGGTCCATTGTAGAGCGGAAAGCCCAGTGGAACAAGAAGGAATGGCCAAGGCAGTTGGAACGGCGGAAGAAGCAGTGGCGTTGCCAAGGACGGTGTTGGCAGCTTGAGTAGCGAGGTTCCCAAGAGCTAGGCCAGTGCCGGACCAATTGGAGTTATTGATCGTGACGCCTGAGGGAAGCGCGCCGGAGGCAATGCCGGTTGCGGCTGGAAGGCCTGTCAGGTTCGTCGCGGTCCCGGAAGATGGCGTGCCGAGGGCACCGTTGAAGGTGACGAAAGCTCCAGCGGAACCTACGTTGGTGCCGAGAGCAGTGGTGACGCCGGTGCCGGGAATGAGGGTTGCAAGGGAAGAGAAAGCGACACCAGATGTCTTGGTGCAAGTTATGGCCCCGGAGGCCACAAGCGTGCAGTCGGACGACATGGTGACGAAGGTTGGAACTGGCGCCGCGGATTCGACAAGGAATTGGCCGGAGGTTCCGGAGGTTAGACCTGCGACGGTTGTGCCAGTTGAGGCATAGTAGGCGAGTTGCCCGGCATTGCCGGAGGAGACTGTTCCACCACCGCCACCGGTTGTGCAGGCGCCACCCGCGTCGGTGACTCCGTTAGAGCCCCACTGGAGGCAGTGGCCGACGGTTGGGAGGGTGGAGTTTACGAGTGGGAAACCTGATGCGGAGTTTACAGCAAGGCCAAGCGCGGACAGGACACCGGTTCCGGTGGTAGTGGTTGATGGAGCTGAGCCGGCTCCACCGCCGACGACGAGGGAATTCGCGGCCAAGAGGCCAGAGGAAGAAAGAGCCGTTGTTGAGGAAAAGTAAGGGATTCCGCCGGAGGTAGTGGTGCCAGTAACAGTCAATGGAAAGGAAATTGTTCCGCCGCCAGCGGCCCAAGAGAGGACTCCGTTGCCCGCAGCGTCGGTTAGGACTTGGCCCGCGGAACCGTGGGCGATTGGGAGAGTATAAGTTGCGTTCGCGGTTTGTGATGGACTGGCGTTGAAGGTTGAAGTGAACCCTGTCGCGGAGGAATAGAACTGAAGTTGAGCGTTAAATCCAACGCCACCAAGGATCACTCCAGTGAGGCCAGAATTGATTGCAATGGCCCCGGTTGTTGGGGCAAGGGCAGAAAACGATGTGTAGAATGCAAGTTGATTCGCGGAACCATCCATCACATAGGCGCCGGTCCCGGTGACGTAGTAATGGCCATTGCCATCGGTGACAATGTTCGCGAAATTGTTTAAGGTTATGGCAACGGAGGCGCCGGTTGGTCCGCCGTTGATTGAGTCAGCGCTTTGGATGGCAATGGTGAGATTGGAGCCCTGGGCGAAGGCCGAAATATGCCAGGAATTCGGCACGGTTGTGGAAAGTGGAAGGGTTAAGGTCGG